GTTAACTGTAATTGATATGCAGACCTTGGTGTTATAAATAAACTAGTTTTTGCTGGAGATAAATTAATGTTAACCTGACCGGCAGATGCTGTAAAAGTAATACCATCACCTGTTTGACCATCAGCACCAGAAGCAGTTGCACTAAGAACTCTTCCCCCCGGCTGATCTCTTATCTCCATATATGCAGAACAACTTGAAAGATTTATAGCATTAGAAGCAGAATCGGTATACTTTATGGACAACTGAAAGTTGTCTCCCTGAACAATATTGTAATTAACATCTTTCATTAGAATTCACCTAATTCATTATATCAAATTTTACACATAGCCATACTTTGTAAATGTAATTCTAAGTTTTGGTCCATATGTTGAATTACTTGCCGGATAAAAATATCCATGATAAATATTTGATGTACTATTTCTTACTAGGGTTATACCTGAAGCATATCCATAATGCCAAATAGTATTTGTCCCTGTTGTAGAGAATCCATAATCAGTTAAACTTGTTATGTCTAACCACTTTGCTCCAGTTCCAGAAGTCCAAGATCTGGCCTGAGAATATCCTAGATAAATCAAGTAATCGTAAGCATTAACAACGGTTGAAGTCGGTAGCCCCCCATTTGTAACAGATTGACCATTTACAAAAAAGTTATACCAAATAACGGCAGTTCCTCCAGTACTGGTATCCCACCCATTACCACCAGCATCAAGATACAATTCAACTTTAGTTACACTACAACTACTATCTAAATAAGTAGCCAAAGTACTGTACGAAAACGTCATCATTGTACCAGTTTGATATCCATTAGAAGATCTATATCCCTGTTCAATATATGTCGGATTTGTTGTTACACCAGTATAATTTGCAAGGCCGCTTTGCCAATTATATATTCCCGTATAGACATAACTTTCTTTTGCAGAAAGATATGAAGTTGTTCCTTTTACCGGACCCGTAGACCCCATTGTATAAGTAATTTGTCCCCAACATTTAACGGTGGGAGTGGTGGAAGAAGGCTTTCTCCCATAAACGGAATCTCCAAGATAGTATGCTCTGTACGTTGTTGCAGTTGTTTCTGTAAGACCTGTAATAATATAAGAACCACTTGAAAGCGTCCCACTTTTAACATCTGACCATGTTGTTCCTGATAATTTTTGAATAGTTACAGTTCCTGTAGGTGTTGCTGCAGAACCACTAACTGTTCCGGTGATTTGAAAAGACGATCCGCTATTAACTTGAGATGGAGCAGATATTGTTACAGTTGAATCTAAACCAGTATTTTGCGTTACGCTTAACCCTTGGTTTATTCTGCTGTAATTTTTTGAATATACTGAAAAATCTGGCATGTTTTCTCCTATACTACCGACGCCGCTGTAAAATATGAATGTGCTGCATATGGGAAATATTTAAAAATCCAACTTGAATACTGCATGTTTGGAGAAGCAGAGTTTGGACTTCCTAATTTTGCCCAATAAGCAAAGTCTAGTGTAACGCCTCCAGAAGGAACATTGACCAGAGGCCAAACCTTTGTAACAGGGCCAATGCTGCCATATGGAGCATTATATCCAGTTCCGGGCAATGTCAATTGCATGAATGGCGAATTTGATGAATTAGATGGTCCTAACGAATAAGCAGTTGAAGCGGATATGCTTCCTGTACCTGAAATATATGCAGCATTTCCATTATCATCAACACTAGTAACATACCCCAAATTATTTATTGAAGCAGAATGTATAGATGCTGTTACTATTGATGAACTTATGGCTATTGCATTATATATTGACGCAGAAACTAATGCTGTTGCATTAGTCGAACTGCTCAAAATGAGTCCTATAACATTATTATTTGTATCAGTTGTAACATTATAAACTTGATAAGATTTAGCATTTGCATCTTGAACAAGCATCCCGGAAGTTACGTCATTCCCTGTGACAGTTCCAGAACTTACAAAGTACGCACTTGGTGTCGTTGTTGAAGCAGATGTTGCAGATATAGAAATTGATCCTGTTACAAAGTTGCCCGTTGTGATATTTTGAATACTTCCAGAAAATCCTGTACCAGATGTTGGTAATGCTTTAATCCACATTCCATCAACAATAGTATTGTTACCATTATTTGCATTTGTTGCAACTACGGCAGAAGATGTAAATAGATTACCAATTGGGATAATCGATGCAGTTGTAGGAGTTCCTTGAGTAACTGAAGTTAAAGTTATACTTGATGTATTGACGCTATTATAATAAAAGGGAGATGAAGATGTTTGAATAATTGTCTTAGAACCTATGTCACCATTAATATTATTATAGTTTGTTGTAAAGATTATCCCATTTGACCCATTTGGGGCAAGATCAATCATAGAGAAAACTGTAGGAACGACCGATGCTGCTATATATGAAGTTATTGATAACGTAGAGGCCGCGCCTAACCAATAAAGATTACCCCCAAAGGTGACCTCTAGAACACCATCTGTTGGAACATTTACTTGCATATTACTTATTCCTTTAACTGGAAGATAGGGGGCACCACTGTTAGTAATGTTTCTTGCAGCAGATCCTGCATTTGTAGCATCATTAATTATTTCATAAAACGACGGGTAAGGTGCTAATTTCTTAATATCATAATAAATATCACCCTCAGAAAGACCGCGAGGAATAGTTCCATCATAAGAAATAGGAACTTGATACTGTGGACCAATCTCCATATTACCAGTAGAATCTGCAATGACCGTCGCATTATCAACAACACCATAAGCAGCAGGATTAGGACTTAAATACTCATAAACACCAATAGCCGCCGGATTGTAAACAGCAAACGTTTGATTTGCATCTGAAAAATTCTGCTTAACAATCGTAAACTTACCATTATAAATATCAGCATTCTTTACCGTCGAATTTTGCATCCCGGATATAAGAATTGTTTCTCCAATAGCAACACCATATTCATAGAAACCAATATTAGAACTATCAGTTTTTACTGTATATGTAACATAGCCTAAACCATCGGATTGTGCAGATAGTGGGGTGACAGAAAAAGCAAACGCAGCACCCTGTCCTTGAATTATGCCAAGACTCATATTGGTTGCATTTATATTATCTGCATTAACCTGACCAGAATTTATTATATTAGAATTTATGCTAGATGCAGTTATAGTAGAAACGCTAGAGTTTATAGTAGTTAAATTAGAAATATAAGCAGAAGACGCAAACATATTTCCGCCGGAAGTAATATAGAAAGGTGCTGATGCTAATTGAGAATCCCTTATGTCTCCATAGCCCCACCACAAAACAGTATCATACCTGACATTTCCATTAATATCTAGAACACCATAAGAACCATTACCATTTGGATCTAGAATCAATCCCTGTCTTGGATCTACTGCCGCTGATGGACCATTATAAGCAGGTTGAAGATGAATATATGGAGATGAATCAATCTCAATTGAAGTTGGGAAATATCCAACTATATAATCATTGTAACTTGCACTATAGTTTGCAGAATATCCTCCATAAGCGCCGGGGGATACATATGCAGGAGTTGATGCAGATAGAGGATAATTCTTAATTACACCCTGACCATCATAATCAGTTCCAATATACCATGTTGTAGAAGAACCCAAACCAATTCTACCGGCTGAAGCAGAAATACTTCCACTAATATTAGAATTAGATGCTACAAGGTTTCCAGTATTTGTTACACTAAATGGGGCAGAAGATGCTGTCGCGCTACCGGCATAAAAAGCATAACTTCCTGTTGTTATGCCTACTGCGCTGGCACCAGTACCAGACGTAAGAGATCCAGTACTAATGGTCCAGTTAGCAATGCTTCCCGAATTAGCAATAATAGATCCAGAAATATTAGCATTTGATGCTGTAAGGTTGCCTGAGTAATCTACTCTAAATGGTGCTGTATTTCTACTTCCTAATGCTGAACCAGCAAAAATTGCTATTTCTGTAGCAGAAGGAGAAACTGGAGCATAGAAGCCAACACTTGCAGAAGTTAAAGCACTTGAACTTATTGCCCATCCACCGACGCTTCCTGCGGAAGCAGCAATAGAACCACTTGCAGAAATGTTCTGAGCAGTTAAATTACCACTAGTATCAACTGTAAATTTTGCTGGCGATCCAAATGCTAGACCACCTGTACCAGATATGGAAGCACCTGTAGCAATTAAAGAACCAGAAGTTATATTCCATCCCGCAATTGATCCTGAGTTGGCGTTTATAGAACCAGAAATGTTTGCATTAGAGGCAGTCATATTTCCAGAGTAATCAATTCTAAAAGGTGCAGTTGATCTATTTGCAATAGCAGATCCAGCAAAAATTGCTATTTCTGAGACAGCGGGAGAGTTGGGAGCATATAAACCAACATTAGATGAAGTCAAGGCACTAGAAGAAATACTCCAACCACCAATGGAACCTGTAAGTGCGCCAACTGATCCTGTAAAAGTACCAGCAGAAGCATTAATAGCGCCTGAAAATGATCCAGATGTTGCAACAATAGATCCGCTAACAGAAAGATTTCCATTACTTGCTGACAAATAATTTCCGGCACCTGAACCAAGCCAGAAGGCACCGGCTTGATCTACATAAAATCCGCTTGCACTTCCCGGAACAGTATTAGATCCACTAATGACACTAAAGATAGCACCCACTTGACCCGGAGAATTTTGACCACGAATTGTTATATTATTAGATGCAGTTGTTCCAATAACCATGTTGGCATTAGGAATCATGGATGCTGTAAACCCAGCATTTGTTGCAGAGGCAGCCACAGACAAGCCGATTGCTCCAGTACTTTGATTTACTGAAGTAATTACTGTTGCACTAGCAAAACCACCACCATATGCCGACATTCCCGCCCACAAAGAACTTGCATTTGAAGCAGTAACAAGCGCCGTGGAAGATCCAGATGTTGTAGATGCTGTAATTGTTACTAGTCCAACAGCAGAAAGTCCAGTTTGAACAATTTTAAATTGACCAATAGTAGGAGGGCTTCCATCTGTCGGCAATGTAAAGACTGGAATTCCAGACTGATTACCTGTTAATCCAGTACTTGTCAGAATAACTGAATTTGTTCCAGATTGTGCAATTAGCCTACCGGGACTTTGTATGTAAACATTGCCTGTAAAAGATCCTGACTGTGCTGTTATCTGTCCAGTAATTGAAGCAGTCTGAGCAACCATTGCTCCAGTCTGACTTACAGTAAATTGATTAGTACCTAAATTTAATCCTGAACTTGAAGAAAGAACAACTCCTGTAGCCGAAAGACTATTATTAATAATTGCAAAACCACCGATAGATCCTGATATTGCACTTATTGATCCTGATATATTTGCATTGGAGGCTGTCAAAATTCCGGTGTTAGTAACACTGAATGGGGCAAGAGATGCTGTAGGATTACCAGCATATATTGCATATGTACCAGTCGTTAATCCAACTGCTGAAGCGCCCGTCCCGGATACAAGGTTCCCGGAAGTAATGGACCAACTACCAATTGATCCAGAAGTAGCATTTATATTTCCAGCAACATTAGCATTATTTATATTTACTTGTCCATTATTATAAATGCTAAATCCTCTTGCAGCAATACCTGCATTATAATTTGCTAAAATTTCTGCTGAACTAAGCAGCCTGTGATACACAGCAAATTGATCTTTAACACCTGAGTTGACCCAATGGTTAACAAAGAATGTTCCTGAAGAAGAAATGTTTGTTGTACCGGCATTATATGTAGCCGATCCAAAATACTGACCATCGATAAACGATGATGCTGTTCCGCTACCAATTTGATAAATAACATGATGCCATTTATTATCAAGTACTGGGATAACACCGGCACTTTGATTTGATAACGCATCGGTATAAATTATAAGTTGAAGTGAATTAGAAGGAGCGCCTGTAGTTTGTATATACCAACCGCGAGTGTATTCTGTTTTTCCTGCAAAAGCCGAATAACTAGTAGTTGCCACTGCACCGTTAACCCAAAATTCTATAGAAACATTAGATGAGGCACCAGCATAACTTGAATTTACAATTTGGCTGGTGACTTGAATTCCTGAAGCAGAATAAACGGATCTACCAGTTCCATTGAAACCAGCAGTTGAATAAAGATTTCCTGCTCCCCCAAGTGACACGGGGTAATTATTACTAGAGGAATCAGTAAGAGGGCTTGATTCATACTGTAAGAATATTTGTGGACCAGTATTTAAAATTTGTGTTGCATAATTAGAAGAACTGGCAGCAGAAATAGAATCAGAATTAAGATAAATACCACCAATATTACCAGCACTTGAAGAAATAGTACCTGTAATACTAGCACTTGTTGCTATTAAATTACCAGAAGAATCAACCTTGAATGCTGGAGTAGTAGTATTAGGTACAAAGATGGAACCGCCGATTATTGATCCACTATTTGTTGTACTTCCAGATATAACAGGAGCAGACAATAATGCCGCTGACATAACTGGCCCAGTAAATGAAGCACCGCCGGTTGAATATATACTGCCACTATTTGTTACATAAAACTTTGCATTGTCTCCAGCACTTGAAGTAGCACCAGCAAAAATTGTTGCAGAAGCATTATAAGGATTAAATCCTGTTATTGATCCAGAAGTTCCACCATAAAGTGCGCTACCTGTAATCGTAAATCCACCAATTGATCCAGTTGTTGCTGTAAGGCTACCAGATATGTTAGCGCCAGATGCTGTTAATATACCAGTATTTGTAACGCTAAAGGGCGCTGATGATGCAGTTACATTACCCGCATAAAATGCATAATTTCCTGTTGAAATTCCTACTGCACTAGCGCCAGTACCAGAAGTTAAACTTCCAGTATTAATTGACCATCCACCGACACTACCCGAACTTGCAGAAATAAATCCAGTAATAGAAGCAGACTGAGCAACAACATTTCCAAGGGAGTCAACAGTAAATTTAGGACTAGTTGCTGGAATAGCAAGCGCACCACCAGAAATACTTCCAGTTGCTCCTTGATACAATACAGCATTCTGTAGATTAACTGTTCCTGAAAATACAGGCCCGACAAATGACGCGGCAGTTCCATAAACACTTCCTGAATTTGTTACCCAGAACTTTGATCCTGCTCCAGTACTAGCCGTTGCTCCTGCAAAAAATGAATATGTTGCATTTGTTGGATCAAGTCCAACTACACTTCCAGAGCCACCTGAATACAGGGCTGTCTGGGTTATGTTAAATGCTCCAATTGAACCAGAACTTGCTGTTACAGATCCAGTAAATGATCCAACACTTGCGTAAACAGCACCAGTAAATGATCCAGAATTTGCATATACAGAACCTGAAATATAAGCATTTGTTGCCGTAAGATTTCCACTAGAGTCAACAGTAAACTTGGGGTTAGTTGCTGGTACTACAATTGCGCCACCGACAAGGGAGCCACTGTTGGTAGAAGTGCCTGACAGGGTACCACCGCTAAGAATTGGGCTTTGGAATGAAGCAGCCGTTCCATAAACGCTACCGCTGGTTGTTACCCAGAATTTTGCTCCAGTTCCGCTGCTTGCCGTTGCTCCAGAAAAAATTGAGTACGTTGCATTACTTGGGTCTAGTCCAACAATATTAGGAGATGTGCCTCCCCAAAGTGCGCTTGATGTAATTGTAAACCCACCAACGTTACCAACTTGAACTCCGGTTACTTTTGATGTTCCATCCATTTTGATCCAGAATGGTGCTAAGGAAGCCGTTGGATTTCCGGCCCAGAAAGCGTAATCTCCACTACCTGATACTGCTACATATGAAGATGTAGAAAAAGATGAGGAAAGTTTATCTAGGGCTATTGAAAATCCACCAATACTTCCTGATGTAGCAGATATTGATCCAGAAACTGCTAGATTTCCAGAACCATCCATGCTGACAACACCGTTTGCTCCAGCAAGCCTAAATCTTCCAATTTCATCTACATAAAACCCCGAACCAGTTGTTGCAGTTGTATTGACACTATTAATAATGCTATAGATAGCACCCGGATTTCCCGGAACATCTTGTCCCCTAATGGTAATATTATTTGCGCTTGATGTTCCAACTTGTAAATTAGCATTAGGGACAAAGGAGGCGGTTACGCCTGATGGATAAGCAACAGATGCAGCCTGTGATAAAATAATTATTCCAGTCTTGCTATTTGCTGATCTAACAGTTGTTGATGGTTTAAAAGGAGTACCATAAACATACATTCCCGGAGTAATTGAAGATGCACTTGCTAGTGGAACTTTTGCTGAGGCTGTTGCAGCGGCGGTAGTACTACTAGCACTGGCAACAATTTGACCAACACCGATCAATCCAGTTTGAGCAATTTGGAAACCTGCAATAGTTGGAGTTTGTGCAGGGTCTGTAGGAATATTAAATGTTGTACCTCCAATAGCAGAAATACCACTAATTCCATCTCCAGAAATTAGAATTGCAGGACCATTAACTATGTCACCCGCAACAACAGATCCACCAGAAAGAGTTGTTTGTACGGTACTATTTACAGTATTTAAAAGTGCAGAAGGCGTACTAAATGTATAAGCATTAGACCATTCACTAAATTCATTATCACTGTTCTTAGCACGAACTTGGACGGTATAGGTGGCACTAGGCTGTAAAGCATTTATATTTTTTGAAATATCTGTCATGCTATGTCACCTGAATATAATATTCAATATCCATTGGCTGAGAATAATTTTTAGAAAATAAAGGTGATGCCGTAGTTGAGGATATAGTTCGGCTTACTAATTGAAAATCATTAGTTAATGATGCTCCAGAAACAAATTTCATATGATCGAGGGCGACTGAACCACTTGAACCATAAAAAGTAACGGACGCATTAATTATAGGATCAACAATTGTTGAAGGTTTGGTTTGCATGACAAGGGATGATGAATAAAATGTCGATGCTGTTAAGGAACTTACTGACGCAGTACTTGATGACCAAGTATTTTGTGGCGTAGAACTATCACCAAATATTACTGATATCGATGCCGATGGTACAGCAGAAAAAGTGTAATATGATAATTGAACATTATCAACTTCTGTGAAAGGTCCAGAATCTAATGTTAGGCCAGTTAAGTATGTAGTATTGGTTGTAGTAGTTGTTGTTACTGGAAGATTTACCATATATACGCCGGACCTTGGTGATGGGCTAGAAGAAGTTAGAGTTACGGAACTATTATTTGCATATAGCCAATTAGATGAACCGCTTGTTGTTTCTGAAAAATTAGTTATCTTATAATTATCTAGATAAGTTTCAATATCGACTCTATTGGGGAAAACTCCAATTTCATAAGCATTAAACGCTGCTGCAGGGTCTATTGTTGCTTTTAAAATTTGTCTGTTAAATGCTCCAGAAGAGGAATATGATTTTAGAATAACTGGAAATCTTGCTATCTCAAACTGTAAGTTTGTAGTAGATGATGCTGTTGCTACAGTGTTTAATGTTCCAATAGCAATTGTTCCTCCCCAATCTCTACCCTGACCGGCAAGAAATTGATTTATTACATAAAGACCATTAGCGGTTATGAAATTCTTGTATTCTCCAATAACCTTACCATCAGATTTTACTACATATGTACCAGTAATCATTGTTTAACAATCCTTATTTCATAGTCATCTGCTACTGCATCAGAACTAAAGTATAGTGCTGCCATATATGTGGGGATTCCGTCGCCAGAATTTGTCTGTGCATCTGGAGTAACTTCAATTCTAATATTTTGTGGTGGCGCTAAATGCGTTACAGTTTCTGTTGTAATTGTACCATTTGTAGTTCCAATCGGCGTTGGAGTCCATCCATTATTTTCATAACCATCAGAATGAACGTCATATTCCTCTCCAATCATTTCATGGAAAGCAAAATCTTCACCTTGATCATTGCTGTACTCATCATCCCCATCAACTTCTGTATATTCTGAATATTCCATATCATCGTCGGCATTTTGTCCAGCATGTCTTACCGGATTATGAGCAGTTGGGTGGGCATGTGAATGATGACCATGATGATGTTTTTTTGTTTTAGTATGATGATCATGCTTCTTATGATGAGTATGATGTTTTGCCTTTTTATGTTTTTTCTCAGATTTTCCCTCAAAAACTACATTGGGGTGAAGATGTCTGTATCTTGGGTTATTCCTTGGATCATCAATAGGCAGTACGATCCTTCGTTCGTTTTGAACAGCAGACCTACTTGCTGGTTGACCACTTTTTGGGATTTCCAAATTAACTCCAACAATACTTTATCTATAACATTATACCCTTAAAGGGTAAATACTTAAAATTATTGAGGCAACTGGAACATAGGCTTTAAGGTTAAAGATGTTTCCAACCCTGTTGAATATTTTTGATTAACAGATTCGACCAAGAAAATTTTATTAATGACACTATTTGAAGTATTTTCTGGGTTGTACCCGATTTTTTTAGCGGAATAAATCATCTGACAATAATCGCCAATTTGAATGAGGGGATTACCGAATATGGTAACATTAACATCAGCACTAAAAGAATTAGTAAGAAATTCAAGTTTGTTCATAAGTTTTTCAGCATCATTTTGAGATTGAATCCATTGCGTATCTATAGAAATAGCATTTGCTATAGATGTTGGATCAATAATTTTTTCAATAAGGATTTTATCACTAAACTTTGAATAATTTCCTTGTAAAGCCATAGGAGTAAATTTATTTCCATCTACTTGCTGATTTGCATCAGCAAGGACAACAACTTGAGTATCAGTATTTACAACTGCAAATCTTGCTCGGAAAGGAGTTGCGTGTAAATCTGAATGAGAAATACTTTTGTTATCTGTTTTTGTTAATTCTGTTTTAGAATTGTCACCGGCACCATATCCGGTATAAACTAATTCTAGAGATTCTGGATAAACTGGAGTTGTCTCAAAGTCAGCAGAGTCATAGAAATTAACCCCCGTTAACCAGTTCCTTCCCCAGAAATAATAAGGCGGTTCAGCATCTGGTTCTTGATTTACTATTTTATTCAAGAAGTACGGATGCTCCCAATGCCATTTTATCCTGTTTCCATCTATTTGCTTACCCCAATTATCAGGCCATTTAACTGCATACATTTCTGTAAGATGAACTTTTAATGGATGTTCAACATTTGCTTTTCCAGTACTTTTTGTTAAATTCTTTGCATAAAAACCAAAGGAGTCTGTTGGATTGACCCCCTGCTTTGAGCCTCTAGAGTTAATAAGAAATGGTCCATATTTATGACTATCAATAAATATTGTGAAATATTGATATCTCATTTTATTATTTGAATCAGTTTGCGAAGGATTCGCGTGATCTTTATCTTTATGGAAAAGAATACTAAATCTATGTTCATGACCATCATAAATATTTTTTACCAACTTATGAGCAATTGGCTGCCATGCTGCAGAAGCATATTCTTTAAAAGTATATGGAGTATAAGTATCTCCAAGTGCCGCGTCATATGCAGGTTTTAAAAATGTTTTATTTTTATCATTCTGCAAACTAAACATAAACTTACCATAATCAGTATTTATATAAATACCAACTTCTAATTTTGTATGTTCATGATTATTCCAATTTATTTTTGGATCTGCAAAATTATGAGAATTAAATGTAAAAGAATAATAGTTGAAAGATGATGCTGCAGTTGGGACCATATAATCACCATAATTGGTAGATTTTTGTGGAATCAAAACTACGGGGTTTGTTTTTGTAGTTTTTTGTTTTTTAAGGGTAAAGACTGCAACATTTTTATCAAATACTATGTTTGAGGTATGTGAACCAATTGTAGATATTGAAGAAGATGAGGTCACCAATCTTTTAAAGAAAGCACTAGAAGGACTTACATAGCCAGTAGGGATTCCCCCAATTGCATCATCATATAAATAATGATTTCTTATAGAAGTAAATCTATTACCTCTCGTAACACCATTAACCACTCCAGTAAAATCAAAAACTATTTGATTTATCCTATCATCTTGATTAGCAAATTCATTAACATATTCTACAAGTTCTTGACCATCACTTATTTTAGCGGCAAAACCTTGAGAATAATATGGCGCTAACGGCTGAGAAGCCTTTGATTGATATGGAGTAAATTTATAAGAAAGACCTTTCCAAGAAATTAGTTCGCCCTGAAGGAACGCTGTTCCTTCAAAATCTCCTAGAGTGTATCGGGGAACTCTTGTCCCGCCCATTATTGTTAGCGATGGTTGAACATGAAAATAATCTTGATTACTTGTTATGCTTCTATCCGTCCAACTTTTAATAACACCGCCAGTTGTAGCGTGCCAGACTCCAAAGGGCTGAACGTCTTGCTGCCCCATTAAATTTGAATTATTTTGTGCAGTAAACTGTTTAAATGGTGCTTGATACTGTATGGATATTTTCCCAATTTTTTTATTGGTAGAAGAATTATAAGAATCTTTAAAGATATTGGGGATATATCCAATTTGATATGCACCAGACCCAGTACCCTTTGTAATAGAAACGTTTACATCAGTAACAGCAAAATCTGGATAGAAAGAGTCGTCAAAAAAATCATTAATTATTTTATCTAAATCTTTAAACCTCATCATTCCATACTCATCAAAATACGCACCTATTTGATGAGCAACAAAAAATGCTTTTACTGCATCCATCGCACTTTGAGTTTTTCGGTCTGTCCAAAAATGTGATGTTGATGTTGCTTTACCACTCATTATTTTCTTTAATCCATCATAATCATAATCAGAAAAACCAGAGGCATCTAAAATATTTGTAATAGTATAAAACATATTTTCATGATGACCATAATAATCGGGCGGCTGTACACCCATAAGTTGTGTTTGTGCTGGGTCAAAAAGATTAACCGTAATATTATTTAAACCACTAATTGACCAGTTATCAGAAAACATTGTCGTAAGTGGAATGTATCCAGAAAAATCAGCAGCAGGAGAATACAAAGCCATTGTAAATTTAATATTTTGTCTCAACAAATTTGAGAATGTTGAATCATCTGAAAAAGTTTCAAAAATTGAATGTGGGAATGTATTCTTATACACAGGAACGTTACTGATAACAATATCTCCAGTATTAGAGTTTGCATATCCCAGCGGGAATCCGGCTGCAAGATCCGCGCTATCTAACGTTTTATCAACAGTTATATCTTGAGTCAAATTACTAACATCAATTTCTAATCTTGGTGATATTTCAATCACATGTGCTCTCAAAATATGACTATCACCAACAATATCAGAACTTTGAGATTGTAAATAGTTTATATTTAAAATAATTCCGCTGACTTGCTGAATAACGTTTTGCAATGCTCCAGAATCAGTTAATGTTGGAGGATATGTTCCATCAGTTGGTCTTACTGTTGTCCAAGATATTCCATTATAATAAAGATCCAAAAGTCCATTTTTATCCCAGTCTCCCAGATTAAAAGCAATAGACGATGAACCAAAAGATCCTAATAGGGTCACTACCCCACTCGCAGCATTAAAATTAGAAAAAACATTTGAACCTTTTATAACAATTTTATTTATTGACATGTAATTGTTATATTGTGCCCTAATAGATGTTGGTGCAACAGTTGAAGTTGAATTAAGTTGATCGCTTATGTAATACCGCATAGTATTATTCATAGTTGTATCATACATTTGTTTAAACGGAAGAATATTTCCATAAAATCTGTCTGGGTTATAGCAAACAAAAGAAACAGGACGATCTGTAGTTATTGTGCTACTTATATAATTTGAATTAATTTTTTTATCAGAAGCATTAAGAAAAGGGTTTAACAATGTTTCCCCCGGCCTATGCGAAGAAAAAACAGACTCAATGGGATAATTTTGTAAAGTATAAAAAGTCCATTCATTCATTTGATGCATTTCTGGACGATATATAACAACTTGTGGAGAAACATATGAAGCATCTACATCAATATCTAATCTTACAGAATCAAACTGTTCATTAGAGCCGAACCAAACCTCAACTCTTCTATAATTAACCCCATCTACTTCAACCATTGATCTTGTTACTTGAGGTTCCGAATTATCTGTTTCAAATACTCTCACAAAGGTTTTTGTTGTTTCAAGAACGTTTGCTCCTTTACTTAAGTAAACTGTAGGCATTATTCTTACTTTTGTAGAATGTATAGGAATAGCATCTAACAAACTAGGGGCAATGCTTGGGTTATCAACATAACTTTGCATAATAATAGTTGGATTACTAGAATACCTTGCCCTTGATCCTGCATCTGAAGTAGAATTATTAGAAATACCCGGATTATATGTTAGACTTGCTGTTATTAAATTTCCAGATATTGCTGTAATTACCCATGTTGATTGGTCATAAAGCACAGAGCGTCCAGCAGACCTTGAGGAATTAAACACAAATGTTTCTGAGAGATTTATATGTGCTGAATTATTTACAGTAAAAGAACCACTAGTTCCAGAAATATTAACATTTTGAACACTTAACGTTCTCAATGGCATTGTTGTTACATATGGCATAAATGAGGAATCTGTACCTCTATAAATATTGTATGCAGCAGATCGATATTTTACGGTATCCCAATTTAATATCAATTTAGTTGGGTTTGCTGCTGTGGCGAAAGAAAAAATATCAGAACCATTTAAATCATTAGCAGATCTTCTGCCATTATGATCAACTGGAACTATTCTATAATAATAAGTATTTGTCGTCCCCGGACTTGAAGTACTTGCACTAATTGCTGTTGCAGGAATTGTGGCAAGATTATTGTATCTAGTTGCTTGATCTGCTTTTACATAAAAAACTATTTTATAATAAGATTTATTTGCTGGAGTTACAGTAATAACTGGAGAATTAAAAGTTGCTCTTGTTGAATTTGTATGAAGCAATAATCCAGAAGCCGTACTGTCTATATCTGAAACAAAGTCTAGACCGGAAGCACTTACAACCGACCCACCATTAGTCACAGTCCATAAAGATGCTGTTCCCAAAGAGTTGGCTGCTGTCATAGGACCAGCAGAAGATGTTGAAACAACATAGGGTCTTTGAACAGAATTGTAATTCCACTCAATATAAACTTTAGGAGCAAGCCTGATTGAATTTAATCCGGCGAAAGCAGTTTCGGCATTTCCAGAAATTTGTAACATTAAATCTCCGTAAATTCTATACTCATGTCAACATAATCTGTTAAAGCATACCTATGGGTTACATTATAGGTGAAATTAGTAATGAATGCTTTAATTGTATCTGAAGCAATGGCTGGACCCATAAGTCCCGGAGACAAAGTTGTTAGAGTTTTGCTTGATCCTGCGCCAGCAATTACAATTCCAGTCCCAGAATACCCATTACTTGTCGTAGTTGAACCAAACGTTGAATTAGATGCAGTTACCAAGTTTGTTCCACTTTTTGATGTAACAACCCAAGTTCCATTAATATTGCTAACGTTACCACTATAAGACTTTGTATTAATAATAGAAATGCTAGAACTTACTGTCAAGAAATCTGTATTATCAATATTAAGTGTCGCAGTTGAGCCACTTTGAACATATGAATTTATATTAAAATCTGCAGAAGCATTTGTATTTGCACCAAAATTAAAATTTATGGTATTTGATGTAGTTGAAGCAATTTTCCAAGTACCATTATAAATTTGATCAATACCGCTTACAAGTATGTACGGACTATTTGTTGTTGTTAAATTATGGGGGGTGTTCGTCGTTAGCGTTGCTACGGCACTACCATTTGAAAAAGTAGAAACAGAAGCACCAGTAACCGAAAAAGTGTATGACAATGATGAAGATATAGCATTAGTATATAAATATGTACTGTTAGTTGTTGCTGAAGGAGAAGTGTCTGGAAGAGTGTTTACAAACCTCCAGTTTTCTGCAGCATAGGTCATTCTTACCCATACTGGTTTATAAACATATTCTTCATAAAATGATTTAAGAAATGCTGCGCCCAAATTACCATCTGCTGTAAAAACTTTACCCCCGGCGGCAGGAACTGTTTGCCATGTCATTGCAATTCTTTTCTTATTTGCAGTAACAAACTTACGCAATGTACCATCAGCCATTCGATTTGAATCTTCAATTGTTTCATAAGAAATTTCTAAAGGTTGACGATTATGTTCAGTAATGAGATAAGAAGTTGCATTACCACCCGGAACTTCCGGGTCATTTGTATATAACTGTAAAACTGGGGTAAAGTAACTATAAACCATTAACCGATTCTCCTATTAGTGCTATTAGAACGCTCTTTCTGACGCATCTTATTCAAGACGGCATTCGCAATTTCATCTGGGGAAGAATTTGTTCCTGCTACGTTTACATTAATATTATACTCTACATGTGCTGGGGAAGATGTATCGTTTGCAGAATTAGCAGGCACACTAATAGAAGAACGAGAAATTGGTTTCACAAAAGTAGGATTGTAATCACCTGAATTGATTTTATCCATAAAATCAACACCATATTTATTTACCGCAGAAGCCTTGACAACATATTCTCCTGCTGAAATTAATGCAGCAATGGAGTCAGATCTAGGCCCGCCCGGACCCTTAACGGGACCACCATTAGCAAACGACATTTGCCAACCAACATTAATTGGACCATCAAACGTGTTTGATCCTACAACACCGGGATTAGAGGTTGAACTATAAACTCCAGAATAAGATCCGGGAGTGTCTGCTGGGAGTCCAGATCCGGGAATATTACCACCAACTGGCAACTTACCACCGGGAGTCCAATCAATCCATCCATTATAATTCATTCCCCAACCACTGGCAAAAACATTCCAAGGAACAAAATCTGCACCGCCGCGACGTTTGTAGTCGTTTGTAACAGCGTAAGTTGTACCAGTCTTATCTTTACCAGCAATCCAAGTTGCGTGACCGGGATACTTATTGCCCCAGTATGCAATTGCTCCACCCGGAGGTGTTCCATTATGCTTATATTTATCAGGAATAGCATTCCAAGCATCCCATGCTGATGGTGCCCATGCTGGGGCACCGGCAATTGTATGAGCAAGTTTCTGACAAAGACCCTGCCACTCAAGGGCACCTCTAGTGTATGCGACTGCACGATTGTAAGCAGAAGTATATCCAACAGGCTCTGTTTGAGTATTACTATTTTTATCTATTTTGGGTTTTGGATCTGGCACCCTGCCTACACCAGCAAATCCTCCAGTTGCAAATCTTTGAGAATTAATTGAATCTAAAAGACCAGCACCATATTGCTTAACAGCACTTGCGCGAACAACATATTCTCCATCTGAAAGCATAGCGGGAATTGAATCAGATGTTGGTCCACCTGCGCCAGAAATATATCCACCAGTTGCACGATTTTGATCTCTTGTTACGCCCTGATTTGTTCCAGACCCCTGCACAAGAGCGTTCCCGTTTACAACAACCATGAGTGGTCCACCTTTAGAGGGTTCCCAACTAAGTTTGCCAGTAACAGGGTCAGCCTTAATTTTTCCCTGTGGAACTTGAAGATCTGTTATAAAACCATCAGCATTAATAATAAGTTTATTATTCTTAGTAAAATTTGCCCATTCTTTTGAAATAGCATCTTCTTGAGCATGAGCAGCACCTTGGGCACTTGCTGGAAGTTGAGCAATTAAAGCATCCAAAGCCTTCTTTTGAGCAGTAGCAGCAGCACCATTACCGCTCTCAAGCGCCGTCGTCCAAGCATTCGTAGCAGTTTGAATTTGATCAGCAAGTTTGGCATACTTTGTTTGAGTTGCACCAAGGCCATCAATTTGTTTCTGAAGCGCATCTTGACGTTTTTGAGCAGCATCCTGCATCGCTTGAGCCTGATCCTGCAACTTATTAATTTGATTCTGAGCAGAATCAATCTTCTTTTGATCTTTAGCATCAGCAGCATCTTTAGCCTTTAATTCATTCTGCTTTTGTAATTCATCATTATAAGCACTTTGAGCAAGAGCCATACCAAGAAGATCTCCCTTATCCCGCGCAGCAGTAATATCATTAGCAAGACCCATAAGAGTAAGATCTTGCTGTCTCGCCTGTTGCTTCTTATCAAAAAGTTTTTGACGAGCATCCATTTCTTTACGAATAGACTCTATGTACTTATTCTTAGCCTTAATCTCATCATTAATACCCTTAACTGCCGCTGCAGTAGCCTTCGCATCTGCCTGCTGCTTTGCCTGCAACTGCTTAGCCGTTGCCATTGGAATATTTTGTACACCGCTAACCAATGCACCTGTATCTTTACCAATATTCCCCATCATAGTTGCTTGTGCCTGAGCAGTACCGCTTAAGAAAGGATTCTGTGAAATCGCTGCTGCTGCTTGTTCAGCAGCATCCTTGCTATTAAAAGTAAGACCAGCATTTTGTAATGCAGCAATATCATTAAGTGCAACTAAATAATTTTTTGCAGCAACAGTATTATTATCAAATTGTGTAGCAAGTTGAGTAAATGGCGCACCCATATCGCTAGAAATTTGATCAACAACATCCTTAATATTGCCACCCGATTTCTCTACAGAAGAAACCATTGAATCAATAGATTGTTTAAATTCATCTGGAGACAGGCTACCTAACGCTTGCTTAATTGGTTCAACAAATTCTGCCTTAAAGTCTTGATTCGCTCCTACCCATTTCTGAATAGATTCTTGAACACCTGTCTGACTTTGAAGATCTGCAAGAGATCCATTAAGTTTAGTAAAACCTTTAACAACTTCATCAATTGATGAATTTACAGTAAGACCCGCAGCCTTAGCAGCAGCAATAAGAGTCTTATCACTACCACCAAAAATATCTTTACCAGACATATTTTTATCTGTAACAGTCTTAAGCATGTCATCTCGTTTTGTTACCAAATCATTAATATTAAAATCATTACCGGCGGCACGAAGATTAAGAGTTTTAATCCAATCGACCGCCTTTGTCTCATCAACACCACCCGTTCCAAGGCCCATAGCCTGCCTAGAACCTTTGATATCAAATAGGCTGCCCCAACCACGTTGCTGAATATTATTCAACGCGCCTTGTGCCCATGCGCCCGATGTAAGCGAAGCAAGACCAACCATCAAATCTGAAGTATTACCATCTAAAGACTCAGCACCATACTGTAATCTACGACCTTTAGCATCGGAAACCCTAGCATTTTCTGCCCCTTGCAAATTTTTTGCTTCGTTAACATAATCAATTTTCTTTGCGCCAGCCAATTCTTGAACAAACGCTCCAGCAGAAGTAGAAAGTTGCCCCTTGCCACCATACTTTTTCATTGTACCGTCAAGGCTCTTTAATATGGCAGAAGTTTCCATGCCAGAAACGCCGCCTGCTTTCGCTGCCGCCTCAAGTTGCATTTTTGCTTGATCCTTAGAACCTCCAGCCTGAAGAACACCAAAATATTGATCTTTTAATGTTCTGGCAATATCAGAATCATTAGGCTGACTCTTTAAATATTGAATTAAATTCTTTGAAGAATCTGAACCATTTTGCATTGCTTGAGCCAAATTATCTACTTGAGTTCTAAATGTATCTGTTTGTCCACTAACATTATTAAAACTTAAATCTGTTATAGATTTTGCTTTCAACCCAAAAACTGAGAGAGAGTCTGAAGAAACGGTAATAGCATCTCGATATTTTTGATGTGCAGCAGCAATCCCGTTTACAGCATCAGTAGTTGCTTGGGCTTCTTTCTGCTGCTGTGCAAGTGCGCCTCCGATGGCTGCGCCACCAATACCCCCAACAAGCATCCCCGGAACGCCAAACATTGAACCCATGCTTATGCCAGTTGCTGCGCCACCAAGTGCGCCCGACTGAACAGTCTGCTGTCCACCATTTGCCTCTGCCATATTCGATGAAAATACAGACATAGCACCGGAAAGCATTTGACCGCCAATCATGGCACCCATGCCTCCACCCATGCCTTTCTTCATCATGCCCATCAAACCTGCACCCTTACCTTTCCCGCCTGCGCCGGTAAGCATTTGCAAATCTTCCTCTGACTGCATGACCGCCTTCTTAGAATCCTCAGCCATCTTTTCTGCGTCAACCATTCTTTGCTTAGCAGAATTAATTTCCGCTTCAGAAGCGGCTAAGGATTCTTGAGAAGCCTTCTGCATTCCTTGCCATTTACTTTGCTCTTTGCCCTTAGTTGTTTTAACCATATTTGAAACAAAATCGTCAAAAGCCTTCTTTTCAGAATGAACTTTTTCTGCTTTAGCCAAATTATCTTGGGACAAAGATAATTCTTTATTTGCGTCTTTTTCTTGAGATTTAGCAGCCTCTACAATTTTCTTTGCAGCATCAACTTGAGCCTGAAATTGCTTATTTTTCCAAATCTTGGTTTGTTGAGGCTGGGCGTCATCTTTAACAGTGTTTCCTTCAACAATTGATTTTGAATTATCAGCCTTTGAAACTATTGTTCCACCCATTCTAGGATTATCATTAGGAACATTTAATGGTTTTTCGTCATTAGGATTAACACTCTTATTTATTTGACTCTTAATATTATTTGCTGTTTCTTCAACAGAAACCATTGATGTTGCTGCTTTTTTAGTAGCAGTTCCAAGTTCTCCTAGTCCATTGATCATTTCTTTAATTGAATTAGAGAATGCTTCTGGCTTATATCTTACTCTACCGACTTTTCCTTCCATTGCAATAGGCTCACCAGAATCTCCACCGGAGCCTTCAGAAAGTCTAGCAATGCCTCCACTAGCAAACTTGCGGGAATTAATAGCATCAACAAATCCCACACCATAATGCTTAACGGCATCAGCATTTACTACATATTCTCCATTGGAAAGCATGGCGGGAATCATATCATCTTTAGGACCGCCCTGACCTGAAATATATGAACCTTTTGCAAGTCTTGCTTTGCCAGATTCAAATATAGATAAAATTTTATTGAAAGGTCTATCCGGATTTCCTTTAATTTTTATTTCATTTTCTTGAATTGCAGTATCGAATAAATCATTTGCAAATATATGGCTTGGATCTTTTGAAGGAGGATCTGATATATATCTTGTAGCAATAGTAGAAAGTGCGTCTTTAAATTTTGTAACAATATCAATCGAAGACGCTTCCTCAATTTTTACTTGACTTCTATCACGTTCGGCTGAGAATTTAGGAACAAAAGAAGCAGCCATTCTATTTGCTAAATCATCAGCGAAAGCAAGTTCAGGAGTTGAAAATAGTCCGGTGCGTGCGGCTTCCTCAGCCTGATATATTCTTTGATTTAATGATTCTTTTGCAATTCTTAATTGAATTAATCTCATAGGATTATCTGCAAAAAGTTTTGCTTCATCTATTTTATTAAATACCTCAATGGACGCCCTAGCCTCATTTAAATTAGAAACCTGACCATTTCTACTTAGAACATCATCAAAAAAGGTAGGTATTTGAAAATTGCCCATGCCCAATTTCAAATTATCCATAACAGACTCTTTACTTAAATGTGCAAAAATTTGATTTTCTGCTGATGTAGCAGCAACAGTTCCTATACCTAATCGTGACTTACCTTTATTACTTTCTAATGAACCAACAAGGTGACCATGTTGTAAGCCAAAGATATTTCCTATTGAATAAGCGTTTAAATTATTTAAATAATCCTTGACTTCTTTTGGCATTTTTTCGTTGGGGAAATATTTTCTTTTTACATAACCAACCAAAGCCCTTTTTTCGGGGTCGCTCAATTCTATGTTTGATGAATCTTTATCCAAACCTCTTTTAATAATTCCTATAATCATGCCCGAAAAAGTTTTTTCAAACGGGGAGTATGTAGCCAAGTTATCTCGTTTTATTGAGAGTGCTCTTCCAGCATATTCTTCACCTGTCGTTTCTTCATCTGTCGTGCCACCAGACTCAAACTTAGCAATACCACCCTTAGAAAAACGACTAATAATACCGCCATTTTTCCTGCCAGTAATCATAGGCTCAGACCAAGCATATGAAGCCATTCCCGGTTTATCAGAGACTATAGGACGAAGCGGAGCATAGTCTCTATAGCCAAGGTGGTGCTGGAGCATCTGTCGAATATAATAATCTTCAGAATCAACCTTATAGCCTTGAGTTGGGAACATTTTGTCATACTTGCCCTTTTTAAGTTCTGACATAGGCATAGCATACTTTTCTTCAAGATACTGCTGCGCGAAAGTTAATTCTTCTGGAGTAATACCATACCGCTCTTTTTCTGAGGCAGTCTCCCAGCCCGGAATATAGTTTCGTGCGCTAGAAGGTGTCTGTTTCCTATATCTACCAACAATGTCTTGAATAGTAAATTTAACTGACTCTGGTCCCGGAGGTGCGAGGCGGGACAGGAAAGGATCATCAGCATTTTTACGAATACTTGCAATACCGTATGGATTAACGTATCTTTGACCTGTTTGAGGAATACCATCTGTTCTTACGATGAACTCTCTCTCACCCGGCTTCCCTGAATAATTCGCTCCCTGAATTCCGACAATTGCACTCTTAGGAACATCAATTTCAATAACTCTTCCAGTATCGCCAATATCATTAGGTCTAGCAAAATTCATAGGTAGCGTTGGATCTAAAGACATTGACTGGTAAGGCTGTATCTTTTCTATTGGACCCGTAGAATAACCAAAATGTCCGGGAGCAAGATTTCTTCCAGTATCAACTCCGTTACTTGGAAAACGTACTGCTCTGTACAATCTTACAGTTTCTCCCGGAATTTGAGCAAGGGCATCTTGTACAGATTTTGCTCCAGCCGCTACAATGGCAGGGTCAAGATTTCTTAGGGGGCGTGGATCGCCCCAATCACCAGATGCGTGCGCTTCAAGTGCTGCGGTCAAAGCCGCCTCTTGCTGAGTATTATTAAGTTGATGAGATTCAATAATTTTAGTAAGATCTTCAGTCTTAACATTTTTTAATGCGTCTGCATTTCTGGTTCTAAAGAACATGTCTACTGCATTGCCAACATAAAGACTTTCAGGTTTTCTTAAATATGCTTCAATTTCTGCAGAAGAAGTAACTTCTTTTTGCATAAAAATTTCTGAAAGTGCTGCAAGACCGCCAGAAGCATACTTGTATTTACGAGGATGATAACCAAATTGTCTGTGGTGAGTGAAAGAACCTTTCCTTTTACCCGCTTGCCCACCGGAAGCATACATAATATCAGGATTTGTAAAATTATTATCAGTTGGCATTGGCTGAGCAGTTGGAGCAACTATCCCACCGACAGCCATTCTCTTATTGTTAAGAGAATCCATGAATCCAGTTCCATAATGATCAACCGCTGCAGCATTAACAACATATTCACCATTAGAAAGCATTGCTGGGATAAGATCATCTTTTGGACCACCCGGTCCATTAATTTTACCACCGGAAGCAAATTTTGGAATTACTCTACCAATCTTACCCGGAAGAGATATTGGTGTTACTGCTCCAACCATAGAAGCATTAGACATTGCAGCAATTCTATCCCTAAGAAGAATTGCTTGTTGGGCAATCTTTTCAGTAGTATTTAGAATTACATTACCAAGGTCTTCAAAAACTACTGACAAATGATCAAATCCGTTAGAAGACATTGCAAGAGCATTCATCATAGCGGGTGCAGATCTAGTTTTCATTGCATCTCTTATTGCATCTGAAAGTTTTTCTCCTTGCTGAGTTGAAGAAACTTCAAATGCTGCAAGCATACTAGCACTCATAGAATCATATTCTTTATTGAATAATCCAGCCAATGATGTGTAGAATTTACCTGAAACTTCTCTTAAATTACCGACTTCAACACCGGCTCCACCAGATGCTTGTAATGATTCTTCAACTTGTTTAAATACTCTATCATAAGTGTCTTTTACGTCTTTCATTGCGCGAACACGCATTTGTGACCATTGTTCTTTTCCTAATGCTTGAGAAAACCATGCATCTACATCTGAGGCTCCAGCGCCCATAGTATGCAATGATTGAAAGGATTTAAGCGAACCGGGCTTAATTCTTTCCGCTTCTTGCATTGCTCTTAATTGTGCTAACTGATCACCAGACATTTTAGTAGCACTAACAAGGCTTAACTCTTTTCCATAGGTGGCAAGCGGGGCAGTTGGAGTAATGGACAAATCTTTTAGAACAGCAGCAATAACTTCATCATTCATCATTTGTGGAGGAATTATAGGAAGTGGCTGATCTTGATTTTTAAGATTAATTTCTTTACCATACTGATTATTTGTGAATATTCCGGGAACAACAGCCCTAGTTCCCATTAATCTTTCAGTTACAGCAGTTTCAATACCGTGAGAAAAAGTAATTCCATCAACTAGACCATTTGCAGTTTTTTCAACCAAATTTCTTCTAATTTGATTTCCTTCTTCATCTAAACCTTTTTTAACCATTGCCTCAAGGGAGGTGGTGTAGTAAGATATAGCAGCAACTTGGGCAGGACTTGCTGGAGGACTAGTTGGCAACATGGGAGTGCCAGAAGGTCCACCGCCGCTACCGCCTCCAGTTGGAGGTGGCATTGGGGGGCCACCAAGACCTCCCATTTTTCCGGGACCAATGACGCGACTTGCATTTTCTACTTCGTTAGCATAATCAGAAATTGCTTTGGTAAGCATTTTGATTAATGTTTCTTGTTCTTTTATTGAAGTAGAAACTTCATCTGAAAGAATTTTAGAAGCAACCTGAGCCTTATCGATTTCTTGAAAGTAATTGCCAAGATTTTTAAATCCAGCAAGCATACTTTCAACAGGAGATCTCATGCCACCGCCTTCAGTAAATCCTTGTTTAAACATTCTAAATAAATTATTAATTTTAAATATTTGTCCAAACAGGTTGGCGAACAAACCTGTGAGCATGAGAATTGGTCCGAAGATCGCACCGCCAGCGAAAAGTCCTCCAAGGATGTACTTGAGTGGCCCAAGTTTCTGGAATATATTAACTATTCCAGTTGCAGCATTAATAACCTTAGTTGCAAGTTCTAAGAATGCTTGACCAATTGGCAGCAAAGATGTTTTAAGGCTTTCTACCGCAATTTGGAATCTTCCTGATGTAGATTGCTGCAAAACATTTGTTTGTTGCTGAGCAATGTCTCCAAGTTCCTTGGAATTTAAACTCATCATGCCCATGACCTTAGCAGATTGTGTACCAGTTCTATTGAAGTTATCTAGTAATGCTGTTACGCGGGCTGCTTGGAACTTACCAAAGAGTTCTGTAATGGCTTGCTGACGGGCAAGTGCTGGCAATTTGTCTAAAGCCATTTGAAGGCTCTCAACCATTCCCACAACATTACCAGTATTACTTTTTACAATGTTTGGTAAATCAATACCATATGCTTTTAAGGCATCTACTGCCGACTTTGTAGGAACAATAAGTCTTTGCAGAGAATTCTTAAGAGCGTTAGCACCATCTGCTGCTCCTACGCCGCCTTCTTTCATGGCTACAAGGAACGCAACTGTATCTTTATATGTTCCACCAAGATTTCTTACAATGGGTCCGACTCTTGGAATTGCATCAATAAGATCTTTCATCGTAGTGCTAGTCGCAGCCTGTGCTGCGCTAAAGAAATTCATAGCATCTGCAGTTTGTGTAGTACTTAATTTATATGCTGTTTGAAGAGAAATTGTCGCTTTCATTGCAGATTGCTGATCTGTTTCTCCTAGAACCATAGCCTGAGAAACAGTTTTTGTTAAATTAAGCAGTTGATCCTGAGTATATCCTGCTGCTGATAGACCGGCAGCAACAGCAGTTGTTTCTTGGGCGCTTTGACCATACATATTAGACATTTGCTGGGCAACTGTCATAACCTGCTGCTTAATCATATCAAGTTCTGCTTGTGAAGGAAGCATCTTAGAAAATGCTTGCCCTGCCTGACCACCAATTGCATACGTTCTTTGGAGAAGTTGAAGGTTCTTATCTACTTGATAATACATTGTTGCAAGTCCAGCACCAGCGGCTGCGAGAGGAACGGTAAAACCAACCATCAACTGACGACCAGCCCACTGAGTATTCTTACCGAAGTTAATTAATTTATTGCTTCCATCAAGCATCGCTTTGTTATATGCAGATTGATATATTTCTGCTTGCTTGGCAGCATCAGCCATTCCTCTAGTATCAGTAATTACCTGAGCATAACCTTGTTTTGTAACACTAGGCAAAACAGTAGACTGAGCAACCCTAGCCTGAGCAGCAGCAATCTTTTCTAATTCATCAACAGTTCCCTTAGAACCAGTTTTCCACATGCTGAAATATTCAGAAGCAGAAAATTTACCACGAACTAATTTTTCAGTAAGATGATCTGTAGCAGTAGAAAGTTTAACTGTTTCTACGTTAAAATTTCTAAGAGAATTTATAGTTGAAAGAAAACCATTTTCGGCTTGTTTTAATTTAGAAATAGTATCAGAAGTGAATCCAGTACCGATGGTCTGCTTAGAAAGCGTCGCCATAGATGCGCGTAATCTATCAACTTCAGCATAAACAGGTTTAAAGTTGGCACTACCAACTATTTCTATATTTATTCTTTCAGCCATTTAAACTAACTACCAACTTCCATAAACCCTAGTCCAGCACCGATGCCAAAACCTTCCATAGCAGCGTTATATCCAGTTAGGGTCGTAATATCAGAATTCTTACTCTGATCGAGTAATTTTTCTGATTCTTCTAGTTCAACACCTTGAAGAGCAGCAAGGAACACACGTTCGCGTTGTTCCTTTTCTCTCATTGCGTTAATAGTTGCTATCAATTCTTCAAAACACAAACTTTCTTCAAGTTCTTCATAATTTTTCCACCGGCCTAATAAGAAGACTTCAGATTCTAAGGCGACTAGATCTAGTTGATCCCAACCAGACCTGTCGCCGCGAGATTTGGGTCATCATTATTTAACTTCAATCCACCAGCAACTTCTAGAATTTTCATTAATGTTGGTACTTCAATTACATCTTCAAACTTTTCCTTATCTGTGGAAAGATCTGGAGAAAACTGTCCCATACATACCATTCCTGCTTCAATAAATACATCGAGAGCATCTTCTTCTGTCTTAACATCTTCATTATCTAATTTTTCAATAACTTTAGTAAATTTCTTTAAATTCTTAATTGTTAGTGGACGGACTTGTATTTCCTGCCCATCGGAAAGTTGAATTTCAACAATTTCGTAAACGGTGTTTGCCATTTAATAGCCTCCAATTTCTCTTTACGATTATAGCAATATATATGTAAAAAACATAAAAGCCCCGTCGTGAGATGGGGGCTTTTATGCTAGTTTAAAAAACTAATTATGAACCGTAGATTCTATCAACTACGAAACCATATTCTGAACCAGCCGCTTCGTTACGGTCTGTATCAGGAAGGCAACGGAATTGAACTGGGAACACGGTCGCAGCATCACGCTTAAGGGCATGTGCAGTTGTTTGCTCTTGAATAACACGACGAGCAACGTAAACACGTTCTTTTGCCTTAATACCTGAAATATCAGAGGTACTCTGAATAACCGCTGAACCAGAACTTGCACTTGGGTATGTAGTGGTTTGACCCATCGCACCTGCAGTATTACCAACAAGGACGAGGGTTCTTTCGACTGGCTGAATACCGAGCGCACCTGCAACAATATTCAACTGATTAAAGTTTGTTGAAGCAGAAGTCTGTGCAGTACCAGAAGAAGAAGACAATACTGGAACAGTCTTGAATGCTGAACCAGCATTAAGAATTTGTTCCTGCTGGCCCCATACAATATTCATGTTTTCAAACGTCGCTTCATCAAGTTCAGTCTTAAGGGTAACCTTAAGGCTTTGCTGGAATAGACGAGCAGCATCAAGCAACTGATCAACGGTAACATCAGAGTAACCGGGTTCGTATGAGATTTCAGCACCTGTACTGGTAAAACCTAGATCTCTCCAGTATGTTGACGCAGTGGTTGAAAGGAACGATGCAGTTGACTGGTTTGAAGCAGAGGTTAAACCACTGTTCTGATCAACGTTTACGGACCAAGGAAAGACTGTTTGACCAATAAGACTTGGGCGTGATGTGTTGGTACCGTATGAAATGAATATACGGGCTGCACCAACAACAATGTTTTTGGAGTTTCCTGCCATTTTTTTTCACCTACCTTTTTGCAAAGGTTATGACTTACACTTCCTCAATACAATAATAACACATTATTTAAGCAAAGCGCCCGGAAGAATCAAGTTTCCTAACATAGGAATAAAGAATATCTATATGACCAACCATTTGACCGCCCTCATTTTTAAACGGTGTAGGTGCTTTGACACTATTAACGGCAGTATACTTAAACTCAAAATTTTTAGAAAGAATAGAATTTTGAGCAAATATATCTTTTGCTGAATTATCATATCTACGGAATAAATCAAACAAAAAGTTTAATATCGTATTAATTTGATCATGTTTTATGGATATAATCATTAGGTTTAACATTTCATGAGTCATCCACCAAGTTTCTTGTGAAGGCATTGTTTCATAATCATAAATAATATAAGTTTTTCCCGGTAAATTATTATTAAATTCTGGAACCTGCTGAGAAGGAATTATTGGAATTACATTTACATCCATTCCTTCAACAAAATAGTCATTTGGATCAATTAATCCGGCAGAAACGATTTGATTCCAGATAAAAGATCTTAAATCATAAACTGCTAATGAGGAATAGTCTGCTGTCATAGTACTGAAGTCTCTCCAGAATATTTAGAATTTGTATTTTTAATTATAGCGGAAACTTGTGAAGGAGAATTGTTACCCGTATTAATAGAACTAACAACTTCTTTAACAATATTATTTATTAATCTAGATCTTGTTATTACTGCAGGGGCTTTCATGGTATACCATATTTCTGAAAATTCTGCTAAAGCATGAGTAGTTTTAACGCCACCGGGGTTCATGATATTAATTACTTTGTCCTTTGGAACAAAGACAAGTTGGGAGCCATCTGGAGTAAAAACAATTGTTCTTTTAGTTATTATATGAACAGGATCATTTTTTTCCATAATAGAAGCCTTATCTCTAAATATATGCCTTGATGAGGCAAATATACGTCTGTTATATCTTGTCCTTGCTGGTTGTAATAATCTTGCTGGTATGGGAACGGGTTTAGTTGATTTTGAAAATATAAATTCTATTTCAAGTTGTCCATATTGAACATGTGATCTTTTTATTAAAAATAATTTTTTAGAGGTTTGACCGACCGCACCCCATTCATAAATATGATGAAATCTTTTAGGATCTGCTTTTGCAGCAACTGAAATATCTTGTAAAAATCTTTTTGCAGTAATAATAAATATCGTTTTTCCTATTTCTGTTAAAGAAGATGGACTAACAACAAATTCTATTGCTTTTATTTTTTTATTAATTAATTCAGAAAATTTATCAATAGACTTTGGATCAACCTGCATTTGAATCATTTTGTTGCACCAGAACTCTTTGTATAGTTGTTTCGTAATAATGAGTTTTACCAAAAGGATCTACTTCAGGATGACTAGCAGTAATATCAAAAATCATATCTGGCTGATTGTATCTATCAATTTCTTTATACACAACATTTCCACTGCTATCTTTAATTGAAGATATTCTCCATCTTCTGCTTAAAGGTTCTGGAGATTTCATTTTTAACTGAAAATGTTCTTGATAAGCATTTTCATTTCCATAATCAAATACTTTATTATCTGTACGACCCATGCCATTTCCAGTTTTTAATGCTTCTACCCGGCATGAAATAGTTTTTGAATATACCCATTGCCTAGTTATATTTCCACTACTAGATTGAGAATTTTGCTGGATATATATATCAGCAGTCATATTCATTAAACTACCAATTAAAGAATTAATCATTATATAATTACAATTCCAACATTTCTGTATGAATCTAAAAGATTATCAACAATTAGATTACCCGTACCATTGAATGCTCCATTGTGCATTTCAAAATTGGTTTCTGATAATCCAACTTTTTTCAAATATTTTATTCTCCAAGCAGAATCGTTTGCCATATAGTCTCCCACAAGCAGGGTGGCGCATAATTTTATATCCTGAGGAACATAGTTCCATCCAATTTGACCAACAAATTTATATCTAGAATTGGCGCGGAAACGACCATAGTATAGGATGGTTGGATCAACCTGATTATCATAACGCACATCCCAATCAGGATTTACTATCCTAATAACTTTATTAGTTTGAGTAATTTCAAAATTAAACCCAAATGTATTATAGACAACACTTCCGGTTGAATCGTAAACCAATCTATCATTTTCATAAATTTGGTCTATTGATAACATTGGCTCTGTTAACCATGCAGCATCAGAACCTTGCCCAAAAATTTCTTGGTATCCATATCTTCTACCAAAATTTTGACCAGCATAACCATTAATAACAGTTCGTGCTAATTTTTCTAAATTAACAATTTGAGACTGTGATTTATAGTTTATTTCAGAAGGTTTAGTTCCTAAATCATAATAGTCAACAATATCAGATATTGTAACGTATGGAGTAAAAACGCTAATAAAAGATGTTGTACTTGCAGAAATTGAATTTACTTGATACGTCCAAACGACTTTAAGGGTTCTATCTATTGAAGTTACTGAAGGATTTATTTCATATGTATAAATTCCCATTGGTGGTTCATTCACCGCCGTTCCTGAAACTAGTACAGTTGGCGTTGAAGATGCTGACACAATTTCATCTGCATTATAAATATAAACAGAAACTGTTCCATCAGCATTAACTAAATTACCATCTTTATAGATAGTTAATTCTATTTTTTCAGTTCCACCATTTTGAATTTGTTGCAACTAAATTCCCTCCATTTTATGAATAGAATTGTTGAACTTCTCTAGGTGTTGCAGGACGAAAACCATCATTTTGATCAAAAATTTCTTGAGCAAGAGATTCTGGTAAAGCAACGAATGGGTGTTCTCTTGTGAAAAGCACGCCATTTGTTTCATATGAGAAATTCATTCTATCCATCTTTACAAGTATTGTTTTTTCATTTTTTCTTTCTAGCAACGGTGTGCTTGGAGTTTCAAGAATTTCCTTATCCAAATTTGCAAATCTTTCGTAATCCTGATAAGTAATTCCTTCTTCTTGCATTAACATAACAATTTCTTTCTTAGAAACTTTACCGGGGATTTCAACCCCAAAACTTTCAGCAATTTCCTTTAATTCAGATACTTTTAAGTTATTAAAAGACATGATATTTCCTTTCTTCTAAAAAAATTATACCAGAAAAGAAACAAGGACGGGGTTATTCCCGTCCTTGAATCTATAGAGATACCTATTAGAAAGTATTTCCTCCGGTACCACCTGTAATGCCAGAACCATGTGTCGCAGTTGCATTTGAACCGAAGTTCGGGGCAGTGCCGCCAACAGCAATATTCTTAACAATTACATGTGCATCATAGTTTTCAATTGCAGTACCAACACGAATGAAGAGTGTGTACTCGATTGTGTCCTTCTTTGGTTGGAACACACGATATACAACAACATCACGCTTAATACCAACGATGAAGTTCTGGGGGAAGGTAAGGTGAATATCACCATACTGAGTACCAGTACCTGTATTTGTTCCGGGTTCACCATTAACAACATTGATATCTTCACGCATTAACGGAACGTTAATGACGGGAATACCAAATGCAAATGGGGTGGTTACACCGGGACCGCCATCGTTAGCAGCCACATCGCCACGGACAATGCCAGAGGCAATATCCCAAGGATTAACAGTACCTGCGCTTGCAGTCAAGTTGTAAAGGTAATCCTGTACAAGGTTTGATCCTGCAAAGAAGCGTAGTTGATTTCTACGTTGCTTGTACTTACGGGGAAGGGTCTTGATTGCATTGTTAAAAACTGTGCGGTCAAGTCCTGCTCCTGCAGCATCAACGACGTGTGCGTTGTCAACGGCTAGTTTACGGAAACCCTTAAATGCAATGTATAGGTTACCACTTGAACCATTTCCATTGATCAAAAGGTCTTCAATGTCATTACCAGCCTGAGTTGCCATGAGGCGTGCAATGTGATCTTCTAGATCTGGACCTTCAATGTTGTCCTCAAGTGCTTCTGCTGAGAGTTCCCAGTCAAGACGCAACTTTTTGGTTGTTAGAGAGATCTTTGAGAAGGTTGCTCCCTGTGATGTGTAGTTAGATGTACTATCACTAGAGTTCTGCCAATCTCTTGGATTGTCTTCAGATGCTACGCGCATCAACTGCTGACCTACTGAAACACGATCAATTTCCGTTGTGTTTGAACGCATACGAATTGTGCGTGCTGCCTTAGCGAGAATAGTTGCATCCCACATGTAGTCAAGGAAGCGGTTTGCCTGATCTGGGTAAAGAAGACCATTACCACCAGAGGCTGAAACACCGTCTGCACCAGTTGTTACTAGTGTGTTTGGGTTACCTGCCAATGAGTTTGTACCAGTGTCGATAACTTTTTGTAAAAGTTCGTTGCTCATATTTTTTTCACCTACCTTTTATATTAAAATTTATTAAGTTGTAGAATTACATGTCTTGAACGCCGAGGAAGTGTCCTTGCCATATACTCTTTGTTATTTTATTATCTGCTGAAATCTGTTCGACTTCACCAGACTTCTTTACTGCTGTAGCGCCTTCATATTGGTCTACACGACTCTGAAGATTTGCAACTGCCTTGGTAATTTCAGCAACATTATTTGAAAGATCATTGATCTTGGTACCAAAGTCATTGATTGACTTCTGGATGTGATCATTGAATTCTTCAACTGATTTCTGAATATCACCTGTAGCACTTGATGCCATAGCATAATTCTTTTTGATTGTTTTCTTAACGTCTTTCTTAAGACGGTCAACCATTTTAACAAGGTCAAACTCGTCTACTGGAATTTCTGAAACGGTTGCGGCTTTCTCTACGGATTCATCGTCAACTGTTTCAAGAACCTCAGCGAATTCTTCGACGCCTTCTTCAACCGGAGTAGCCGTGACTACTTCCTTTTCAATTTCGTCTGCCATTTCTTTATTCCCTCCTTTGCTAAGAATATTCTGGGAGTTACCCTTAGTTAATTTTACATCAACTTTTGTAAGGGTCGCTAATTTGTGTCCAACTACTGTATCAGTAGGCACAAAACCTTTATTTGTTTTCTTATAAATCTTAATAACTGCTGCGGGGCTATCTTCTGTACCAGTAATTTTAAAAGATGAATTTGGAACTTTATAACTTCCATCTTTAACTATTTTTGTAATTTTACCGTATGCTGTGCCACCACTAGAACCCCATTTAACAAAATCTCCTACACCAAGAGCATTTGCTTTCTTAATTGGATTTTGATCAGGATAAAGATTTACGGTTGATTGAGAGTCTATTGGCGGTCCTGCATCTGCATCTCTTGTTGTTGCAGAGTGTGTTGGTCCGGGGGCATCATCTTTTACAAACGTTGCAGTAATGAATTTTCTTACTGTTTCTGATTTAGAAGGATCTGATTCCTCAACCCAGCCAATTGTATCCATGTTGCCGCCGCAAACTACACAATCTTTAATTAATTCACCCGATGTAGTTGCTAATTGATCTGTTGAACACCAAAAAACATTTTCAACATTAATTTCGGCAGCCATACCCTTCATGGTTAGACCTTCAGAATTTTTTTGAATTGAAAATATATTAGCAAGGGGGTTTGCTGGATTATCTACGAGGGAGAGTTCCATTAATTCGTAATCTTTAATTATTCTATTTTCATCTTCTGTATCTCCGGGTTCGTATGAGGCTTCTACAATATTACCGCCAATTGAAAAGCCGGTAAGAGTTCCATCTAATACTTTTTCCCATGTATCCTGTGCGCCCTTAGAAATATAAGCATTAACATAGACGCCTTTATAAACCTTATTTGTATCTTTATCTAAATAATCCTGTGTTTCAAATGAGATAACCTTACCAACAGCAATTGGTTGATGCATTTCTCTTAAATTACCACGAAATCTTGCAAAGGCTTTCTCGCTTGCTTCGGGAGTAACAACATCACCATGACGATCAAGATTATCAAGGGTCGCAAACCCAGACACCGTTCTTTTTTCTTTATCGACTTTAGCAAAAGGGAGAGCAAACTTTATCTCTTCCTTACTATTTGTCCAATTAACCTTGTTAATGTCCATTTGACTTAATAATAACAATAATTTAAACTAACGCAAAATTTATGTTACTTTTCTTCCCTCTCCTTGAGGATTTCTTTCTCCTTCAGTATCAGAAGCATTCATATTCCTTCGTTGATCCCTTTGACGATTACCGCTGGCTTGCGTGCTTTGCTCAGCATTTTGTTGAGCATTCATCATAACTGGATCATCACCGCCGGGGCGCGGAGAAAGACCTTTCTTAACACGAATTTCATTTGGAACAACAACTTGCATTCTAAGCATAGATTCATCAATCTTTGTTTGAGTTAATTCATCAGTAAGAGTCAATTCATCAAATCTCAAATCAAATGCATCAGTAAATTCTCTAATAAGTTGATTTATTTTTCTTTCAAGTTCGTCTTGCGCTGGACGACAAATTTGTTCCTTAAAGGTTTTGTCTGCTGCCATTGCAGCCGCATTACCTACGCCATTTGGAGCGCCAATTTTTGAAATAGGGACACCATCTGCGAAAAGAATACGATCTCTATTCTCTACAGCATAATTCCTGAATGAAGAATCTTGAACACCGGCTTCAATAGGTTCCATGTTAAACTCTACGCGAGAATTTTCTCCATCTGAAGGGAGGGGGATGTATAGAGTCCTATGATTTCTTCCACGAAGTCCAGTTTGAAAGAATTCAAGCAATTTTCTTTCAGAATCTGCTGAAAGTTTGGCACCCTTAACAGTAATAATATATCTAGGAACAGCCTTATTCTCAAAATAATCAAGATTGAATCTTGAAGCAAATTCATCACCAGCAACAGCATTTTTTGCTGAAAGAATGTCTGGAACTCCATAGTAAGTGTTAGTTGGAGTATATTTTTTAAAATGAATAACCTCATTTGGTTGAGGGTCTGTGCCAATTTGATCTTGAGTTGTTGTATCACCAAAATTACGAAAATATGTGTAACGATTATAAACAACCTGAACAAAACCGTCGCGGTGACGACGAATTCTCATAGTAATTGTTGGAATATGACCAACATAACCAATTCTCCCGCTTGAAGTACGACCAATTTCCATGTAAGCATTGCCACAAGTCTCTAAATCAATGTAAATTTTCTTCATAATCCACAAAAAACTATCATCAGAATTCAAAGATTCAATATAATCTCTCAATTCGCCCTTAGCAGTCATAATTTTACGACGAAGTTTGTCTAATTTCTTAGGATCATCAATAACATCTTCAATTTTGTCTAAAACTTTTTGAGTTTCTTCAAAATGGTAACCTAAACCAACAACATTTGCTGCTTTTGCATTAACAGCAGCATGATGATACGGAGAAATGTCATAAAGTTGGGCCAAATACATCAAGTTATAGGGAGGCTGAACAATTTGGAATAAAGAATACCCTGTTAAATCAAGAGGATCAAGTTTTTTTGACTTTGCATCATCTAGGCCAGTATAAGACTTAGCAATTCTATTTGTTTTTCTTTTAAAATTAGAGTTTATTCCTTCTAATTTTGATAATTCATCCCAATTTTTAGAAAAAGGGTCTTCAAATGAAGATTCTTTAAGAATACTAGAATTACCACCACCAACTTTAATATTAATAAAATCTGCATCAATATCATAGGGTTCATCATTTACTGGAATAATACTCATTTAAATAAGACCTTTTTTCTTTCTTTCAATTAAATCTTCCTTAATGGCTGGCAAATCATATTCATCGGGAATTAATCCCCATTCAAGTCTGGATTTTTGATTTTCATATTCTTCATCTGAAATTGTCCTATTTCCAGAAAACCAAATAGGTTTTCCTTCTTCTACCCCATAGTGTTTCGCTGCTGCTTTTAATTGATTTATTTTAGAGATATTTCCTTTTGTGGAAGGAATACATAAATATCTACCTTCTCCATCAGAGACAAGTCCCTGTTCTGTTTTCCATATATAAAGGCCATAGGCAGCCTCTTCAATAAGTTGTGTTTTTTTTCTAATAGGACCATTCATGAATTGATTTTACCACTTTTTAATACAAAACTGCAATTTTTGAACAATGTTTAACCAATTTTATATCCAGAAGCACTTGCAATACCAGTTGTATTCCAATTCGGCTGCCATAAGGGAGATCCAGACTCTACTGCAATGCTCCAAGAGTTATAACTGTTTATCTGATTTCCTGTGTAATGCTGATATCTAATTAATGCTGTAGAAGCAGAGACAAGAGTATTCCAAATATTTAAATTTCCATATGAAGAATGATTATGAGTACTTGCAGTAGCAGGTTGTTGACCATTAATATAAATAGAAGCACTTTGAGAAACACTTCCACCAAAATCAAAGAAGAGGTGATACAGAAAGCCTACTGATGGACTGAAAGTATTACTTGTTACAGCAGAACCATTCACATATAAGGTAGGCGTAGCACTAGAAGAATATATAAATTTATTAGCATTTATGTATAGTCTTGGTCTTAATCCCGTAGGATCTCCGTCTAAAATAAAACCAGATGCGGTTGGAAGGCTATAAAGTTTAATCCAAAAATCCGCTGCAGTTGGTTGATAAGCACTTGATGTGGGCACGACTACACAGTAACCCGGAACAAAATTAGAAGAATTTTTATTAAAAGACAATCCAAATTTATTGAGTCTTTGATTAATTGGATAATTTAATTCTTTAACAGTATATGGTTGAGAAGAAGAACTGTCTGATGCTGGTTGTAAATAATAATTTCCATCTTTACTTAAAAATGAAAGATCTTTATACAAAGATATGTTTAAATCATAAAAAGACTGATTGTTTGTTTCAACTTGATACTCAAATGGAACAATTACTTTTAACAAAACATCATTATTTAAATTATTTGCTGAAAGTAATGGTATAGGTTCACCATTATTTATATTTGTCCAAGTTGATCCAGTCCTTGAAACCTGAACAATACAATTATCCATAGAAGTCCAAGAAACCCTACTACCTTGTAAAACATTGCCAAAATGTGATAGTGGTACGTTCATGACATAATTTCCAATCTGACTAACAGATAGGTCATTTGTTAATCTAGCCATAAACATTTTATTGTCAGTAAAATCATATCCAGAAAAAGTAGTTTGATATAAATTATTAATACCAAAATTTTTTATATACATAGTATTTGCAGATGGAGATGTTGGTATGTTACCCAAGAATAGACTATTTCCAGCAGAAATAGTTACGCCGGGATTTGAAATTGAAGCAGTTCCCTGTGTTGCTCCAGATGCAGATATGTAAAAATTTAAATTTGAAAAAGATATACCTAAATTATAAGTACTAGCAGTTGATGGTGTTGCAGCAGCATAAAGTATAGAGGAAGTAGAAACAGTATTTGGATCATAACTATTTATGTACAAACCATTGCTCGCTGCTACAGCATATAATGTAATTTGATTATTTATTACTTCTGGTATTGAAAATACCACGCCAGAAGCATTAGATACCAATGATACTTGTGCAGTAATTGTTATGTATGGCTCAGAAACAAAAAATTCACCAAATTTATCTAATTGTAAAGCAGTAGAAGCATTTGACATTTGAACGCCAGATGTTGAAGATATCGTTACAGAAGAAGTTGGATTTTGATCACTAAGGGTAAAACTTGGAACCTGTACTGCTTTTAATCCGTCATTTTCATGAATTATTAAATTATTATCATATATTTTATTTGTAAGAAAATCATTTCCAGTAATATGTTGATGATAAATATTGTGATAAGCACTTTCTTTAAAATCAAACATGGAACTTTCTATTATTCCAGACATAAGAATTGGTTTATCATCATTATAGGCGGCTACGACTCTTCTTCTTTTTTGTTCCTTACTTAATTCATAATTATAAAATGCTAAATCACTAATTAGAAATCCAAATGTCGATTGTGATATTGAGTTTGCATTTATTTGAAAATAATTTGAAGAGCCTTTTGTTGGAAAATTTATAGTATTTATAATAGTTCCCGGCAAACCGCTATCTCCATTAACAGAAATATTTGTTTTACCATCAGAATAACTTGCAACAATGTAAAAATTTGTATCTAAATTTCTAACAGGAATATATGCATCTGTGTTTCCTGCTCCTGATATAGTAAATCTAAAAGTATTTTTACTATAATCATAATTAATAGATCCAACCTGAGTTGCGCCACTCATAATAGAAATTATATTAAGAATATTTGAAGAAAAATATTGAGAAGCAGAACTTAAACTTGAAGGATACCCATTTCCAGAAAAATTTCCATTAAAAGAAAACCAAAATTCTATTGAAAAATCTTTTGATTCATAATTTTTAAAAAAGGCATCATATTGATTTGTAATTGTTACAGAACCACCACTTGCACCTGAAATAAAATATGCAGAAGAATTATTTGCTACTAAAGCAGGAGAGACATATAAGCCCGAAGCCACCGTAGCATTATTGAGATTATTAGTAGAATCTAAATTACTTCCATTAAATCTCCAATAGCCAAGGGGTTTTTCGGATTGCACAAGTAACGAGTAGGACACTGTTCCACCTTTTATTTCTAATTATAGCATTTAGGCAGAGATGTCTACTACTTCACAAGCACCATCAGCAGCACAAGCAAGTGACTGTGTTCCAGAAGTACCATCTTCCGTTTCATACATCGGAAGAAGATTCCACTGAATAGTCTTAGGCATTTCCTTGACAGCCTTATCATACTGCTCTTTAGTAATTTCTTGATAGGGTGCTTGACGATAGGTGTGATCTGAATGTGGAAGGAAAGAAATTCCAGAAACTTCATCAAAATGTTCCCAAACCCACGCCCCGACTTCCATCCACTCATGATCCTTAACGGAAACTGTGATAGAAGGTTTATGTTCGCACCAATGACGTTGATATACAAGCCAAATATTAAGATGCTCGATTGCACTTAAATCATTACGAAGTACCGCGCCCTTTGGAGCCTTAATGGGAAATGAGAATACTGTTGTATCATTTGGCTTCATAACATCATCTTCTGCAGGTACGCTTGAATCGTAAAGAAACTTAGTAAGTGGATCTTTCTTATCGCCACGAACAGTACGAATATAATATTCACTATGCCAAGGGTGCATACCTGAAGAAACACCCGTTAACTGAGAAACTGTGCCAGAAGGCTTTACACAGGTAATAGCAGCGGCGGGGTTAATGTGAAGATTTTCTGCTTCCTTTTCGTTAACAGAAACAGCAAGCAGTCTTAACTTGTCCAATGTTTTTGCTAGGCTTTCTACGCCCTTCTTACCTGAAAAAATTTCATTACCAAACTGTCCGGTTAAAGAAACACCAAGCAATCTTTCTTCTTCAGTGTTCTGCTTCCAAATCTTACGAAGATACTTAAAATTAGTAAGAGTAGATTGCCATGTGCCAAGAATAGTAGCAAGTTCTACCTTTCTAGCAACAGACTTTTCATCGTCCTGTTCTCTAATGACAACTTCTGAAAGATTGCAGAACTGGTAAGGACGAAGAATGATTTCGCTACAAGGATTCGTGCCATAACGAATTTCTCCATCCCTGCGTCCGTACTTTGCAGCCTGCGTCTGTGCAGCCTTAACATTGTAAATACCACGTTCACCTGATTGAGAATCATAAAGATTCTTCCACTCTTCCATAAAATCGGACATGGTTGGCTTGCCTGAATAAGCAACAGAATTATTAGAAAGGGCACGCTGAGGTTCAGTTGCCCACCATGAGCCAAACTTAGCCTTAGCCATTTCAGTATCAGTAAGATCAGAAAGTGAAATCATAGCACTACGACGTACGCCACCGACGACAACAACCTCACCAATCTTGCACATAATGTCATGTGCTTCTACGGCACGGAGGCGTCTGCCTGCTGCACTCTTAATAGTATGAATACAAAATTCAAATAGGTTAACAAGTGGGTCTGGTCCTGATGCACGACCACCAAAAGTCTTAAGTCTTGCACCTGCTGGACGTACCTGAGAAACATCCCATGAAGGAATTTGTCCGACCCAAAGCATGGCTAGAAGTTCGCGGAGTGCCTTTGCCCAACCTGCTTTAGAATCATCAACATGAATAACAGTGCTAGACTTTTCAAAATGCTCATTAATAATAGGCAACTTGTTGATATAAGTATTTTCTACAGAAAAACCTACACCCGTTCCGCACATAAGAATATACATTGCTTCGTCAAAGGAGCGGAGGGAGTCAACTGGAAGAAATGAACAATTGTATCCTGCCACATTATCTCTGTCCAATGCTGGTCCAGCAGTCATAACAGCACGCATAGAAGGCATAACATTGCGATCTATGACATTTTGCTTAATTTCCTCTACAAGTTTTGCATCGGGATAATAATTATATGTCTTAAGATGACCTAGCATAAACGTAAAGTATCTATCTACAGTTTCTTCCCACGTTTCACGACGGTTTAGTTCTTCAATCCATCTAGCATAACGACTAATGGCAATAAAATTTTCATACGGATTTTCTATCATATTCAACAAGCCTTCCAAAAAAATTGTTTAGGTTTTAAGTCTAGCATGACGAATTGTATAAATTACAGGTTTTTATAAATTTCATTCAATCTTTCGACTGCAGGAATTGTAACTTTTTCCCAATTATAATCTTCATGAATTTTAAAAGAATTTTTAAATGCTTTTTTACACCAAACATTATGAAAACGTTTAGCATTTTTCATAGCATCTTCAAAATACTCTTTGTCAGGCTTATACATATTTCCGGGATGAATGTCTTGCCAAGGAGATTTTGCTATAGAGGATGGGATTGGAACAGTTATATATTTTTTATAGTCAGCCCAATCATATGTACTTATAGTTGGTATGCCCATAGCCATTGCTTGCAATGGATTAAAGCCCCAGCCTTCGCCCCATGTAGGGTAAACAAAAACATCTGCCAATTCATATAAAGCAAGCATTTCTTGGTCGGTATATTTTTCTATAAGAATTTTTATATTGTTGTAAAGCATGTCTGGAGTAAAAAACATACCGGGCATTGATGGATCAGTAACTCTTATTGCAGTTCTTAAAGTGCCTTTAACAATTAGCCTATAATTCTCATTATTTCCAAACAGTTTAGCAAAAGTATCAACAACAAGTTGCCCATCTTTTCGGTTATAAGGTTCTCCAATATAAAGAAAAGTAAAAGGCTCTTTAGTGTTATATTTTCTTTTTTTAGGAGCAAATCTTTCTTCTATGCCATGCCTGTATGTAAAAATTTTTTTTTCAGGAAGCAACCTTTGAAAAACATCTCTACACCAATCTGAAGTTGTCCAAATCTCATCGCAATTTTTCATAGGCCAGTACCAACTAGCCGGTACCTCAGTAGATTCCCAAGGCGTGTAACCTATCTTATAACCATCTGACAAAAAGGTGTACTTGTCAGGTTGATTTGAACAAATTTCTATGTCTGCTTGATATTTTTCATTAGATTTCTTATCTTTGCAAATAACGTTTAAGCCTGCTGCTTTTAATGAATGATATACATTGTTGGCACCAACGCCAAAACCCATCTCCTCAGCCATGTACTCATACGCACCAGTTAAATATATCTTCATGTGGTACACTTCTTTATACTTGAAATATATCTATATTAGATATATACAAATATTATTATACCTATACTTTATTAAGAAAGTAATGATCATGACAAATGAAGAAATTTGTTTCCAATATAATCAATTAAAAATACAAGATAAAATAGAAAATTTTATAGATTGTCCAGATTTAGATGACATGATGCATCCATTCCTAGATTTAGAAACTAACAAAATGTTCTTTCAGTGTCTGTCTTGTGATTATAAAATTTTCCCCGGAATTTCCTTGTTGGAAAAACTAGAAAAAGCAGTAATGGAAGTTACTTCATGAATGAAGAACAAGTTGAGTCTTTGCTAGAAGTTTTGGGCGGGCTATACATACAATCTTTGCGTGTCTATGATTTATTGTGTATCATAGCAGATAAGGTTGGTGCCGACGCGGTAGGCTTAAAAAGCCTTCATGAACAGGGATACACTCTTGGCCCCGATCCCTCTCTAAGGATTGAGAATGATTCAGAACAAGACCGTAACGGACTGGATAAAACTCTCTAGTGGTTGTGAGCAATGTGGATATAAAACTCATCCAGCGGCCCTCACATTTGATCATCTAGACCAAAGTACCAAGTACCGAACCCGAACAGGTAAGATAGTTCATATATCCGACATGGTAAAGGGTAATAGATACTCTCTAGCAACAGTGCTAAGAGAAATATCTAAGTGTAGAGTTCTTTGTTTCAATTGTCATATGGAACACACATATGGCGTACAGAGAGCATGAGTGAGCCGCGAAACAGTAAACACCCCATTTTAAAGGAGAAATCGAACATGCCACATAATGAAAAATTGAACACATTATGGAAACGTATCGACATGATGCATAAACGAATCATTGAGTTAAACGATGAACTCGCAGAAGCAGAAAAATATCATATGCGAATCGAAACTCAATATCGAGAAGACATAGCCCTACTCTATAAGCAATCATTCGATGTGTATAATGAAATATTATTACTCACTAATAATAGGATGACGCCTTCGGCGTATGATCCAAAGACAGATATCACTTCCGGCGTCCACGATGCTTGGGACGTATTTAAAAATTCACGAACCAACACGTTCGATAAAAAAATACAAGATCAAAAATATACGTCACATAGACCAGATACATCCATATGGTACAAAGAAGACCCTACCAACCTCTATGATGATGGAAAATAATCCCCGCCCCGCCCTGTAACATACATGTAACAATATCAGTTGTTACATAAACGTTACATTTCAAATTGAGAAAATGTTAATAGATTTTTAAAATGTATGATGCGTAAACTTGCCCGGAAAAATTGATTTAAATTAGAGCGCCCATAGAGGTTACGTTAAGATTATCTTGAGCAAACTTTGAGGAAAATGGTGCGCTTTTCCCCTTGTAATGTCAGACCTATCATGTAGACTAACTACATAAGCAAACAAGGAAAGAAAAGAAAGAGAGTCTGAAATGTCCGTTTTAAGCCGTATCTCATGCGATTGTTGTGATCGCTCGTTCTCTGCCGCCGATTGGGATGGCGAGTACCTAGCCTCCATCGACGCTGCTATGTGCGCCGATTGCGTATACAACGCAGATAGCATGGGTGAGTGACATGTCCTCTCTCAAATACAAGACTCAGCGGGTCGCTGCCCGTAACCTCCGCGTAGGCACTGTCTGCTATCACGGAGGTGAGATCGTTTCGATCCAGCCCCGTCTAGGTACAGGTATCCTTGTGGGTTTCCTAGATGGTCACCAGACATTCTATGAATACCCCGAACGGGTGCGGATCTACCCCTACTTTTATTAGACTGTCAGACCCCCTCCGGTATACTAACTACACAAGCAAACAACAACGAAAGGCAAGCCATGAACTACATCGCAACTAACCTAGGCAGCATCTATGTCGGTGTTGTGGGGTTTCCACAACACACAATTAATGTATCTATTGGCAATGAAGATATCGACCTTGATATCCATGATGCAGAAGAATTGATCTACCTAATCAATAAGGCAATTGA